ATAGAAACTACTATTTTTTCTAGTCGTTTAGTAACAATAGGTACAGTAACCCCATCAGGGTATGAATCAGATAATGATGTTAATTCGTTAGTGTCCTGAATATTTAGAAGTCTACACTTAACATTAACTGCAGTTTTAGGTAAATTAAATTCAAATAATCCTTTATCGTTTGGGGTTATTTTAGGTTTAATTATATCTAACTCATCTAAAGCGACAGTAGTTTCGAAGTCTTTTCCCGTTTTCGGGTCTTTTAATTTAAATACATAATCGGAGCCAAACGCAGTATTTCTTAAAAATATTAAGATAGCTTCAGCATCCCCATCTAATAATTCGTTCACATTAAAATCAGGCTCATATATTTTATTTTTTAGTAATGTCATTACTAAATTATTATTCATCGAAGAAGAAAGTAATATATTTTCATCTTGAGCAGTTAAATAACCAACCTTAAGAGATTTTTTCTTATTACTGTAGAATAATCCCTGAGATGGTAATGGTACCACATCATGTGGTAAGTTCATATTTGCTTGTCCGTATTGTTTTCCTTGGTCCATAATAGTTTATTTAAATAAAAAACCATAGAAGTACAATGACCTCTATGGTTTTAAATATACAATTGATTGGTTTATTATCAATACTTGTTTTATATTAGTATACCAAAATACATCTATCAGGACGTAATGTAGCTGTAATTGTAGCTAACGCATCATCACTATATCCTAAACTATCGAAATTAACATCAGTTAAAAATGTTCCCTGTAGAATCCATTTTTCAACCGCTACACCTGTTGGGTCTAACATTTCTAGGTCTAAGTCTTTCTTATAACCTGCAGCATATCCCATACGTCCTGTTACGGACTCTGAATGTAATCTAACCCACTCCATTAACGCTTGTGACGCTGATGGTCCAATTGGGTCACGGAATGTAACGTTTATCGTGTTCCACACGAATCTACCTGCTACGTATGTAGAGGTGTTTAAAAAAGGAATCTCTGTTGACCCGATTTGGATGTTAGGTCTTGATGTAGACTCAACATACCAAGAATTAATACCCAATGAAGATGGAAACGATAGTATAAATCGGTTCTTCCTTTTTGGTTCATAGGGAACGGGCATTTTCATTAATAAGTCTGCCATTGTATTTTGGTTTTATATTTCTTTAGTTTATTTAATTATAAATATCCAGTTTAAAAGTTTTTCTATTTACTTTTATTTTTTTTTCAGTAATCTACTAGAGCAAATAAAATATAATAATAATTATACTTCTTTTTTATCTCCTCCTTTAGTTAAATACATTTTAACTGGTTTATCTTTATATTCTTTATCTAAAAATGCTTTAATCTTTTCTACATTGCCTGGGTCATCGTCAGAAAACCCAATCATTGGTACGAAATTGTTTTTTATATCATTTTTAAGAAAGGCTTTTTTACCGATTCTTTCACTCATTTCTTTAACATACGCAATAAAACTCCTTAACGCTTTAATTTTACCCTCCTCAGGGTCCGCAGCATTACCTTCACCATATGTTACAGGATGGTATTTATTTAAATCCAAATAATCATTAATCATTATAGATGAGTCCTTTTCTTCATCACCCGACATATTACGATACTTTTTAAGATTGTCAATTAAAGTTTCCTTACTAATACCGTTATGGTTAGTCACTATCATATTATAAATCGCTTCACGTAATACCGATGGTGTATGACCTCTTGCAGTGATTATTGAAAAAATTGACCCCCCGTTTATCGCTTCGACAAAATCATTCCATGATGGTCCTGGTTTCGCTAATAGGGAATCAACTATAAAGGCGTTATCACCTTTAACTCCGAAATTTCTATAAGGGTCATCGGCATACCCCACAATCATTTTATTCTTATATTCAAAAGGTTCTTTACCAATCATACCTCTATAGTCCGCAAAATCTTCTGTTGACATTCCTACCTCTTCGTCTTCATCGGACAAAAGTATGATTTGTGTTGGCATAGTCGCAATATTATCGTCCCAATCAAAAGCATAATACTTTAAATCGGGATTACCCTCAGGGTCAAACCCTTCTTGTAATTTTTTTTCGTGATAAAATTCTCTAATAACCTTCTTTAAACTCATTTTCTACTTAGTTTTTTTTATTAATTTTTACCATTAGTCTTTCTAGTTGTGACTCAGATATTACAATATTCTGAGGTTTTTTAGAAAAAGACTTTTTTCCGTCAGACTTTACGTTTAACGACTCGTTAAGTGTTTTTTTCTTGAATTCCATTTTATTTTTGTTTAAACGTTTAATTGGCTAAGAGGAGGGAATTAACCCTCCTCCTTAATATAAATATAGTTAGTTATTAAATATCTTCAAAAGATGCTCCTGTAGGAGTAATCAAGAATTCAATATCTATAAATTCAAGTGCTCTTGTTGGTTTCAAGTAAATTTTACCTGTTAACGTATTAGAGTCTAAATCTTCAGGTGTGTTTGAAACTGTAACTCTAAAGTCAATCAAACCTCTGTCTCTTCTAATACTATCTAAGATAGGATTAACTGAGTCTAAGAACTCTTGTCTAACTTGTTCATCGTTTTGTTCGAATAATAATCTTACTGCTACCGCCGAAATTAACTTACGTGCTTGTAGTAATAATCTTCTAACATTTATTCTATCAAGTGCAGATTCTTTAATCTGTAAAGTTTTGTTACCCCAAATAACTGTACCGACATCAGAGAAGGTTGCAATTGGGTTTAATCTACCTTGATAAAGTGTGTCTCTATCTTCTTGTGTTAGTTTTTTACGTGCTTTAACAGAATTAACTAAACCTCTTGTATAACCCGCCGATGCGAACCATGGGAAAGCGATGTTATCTGTTAATGCTAAGTTTCTAACAACCTCACCTGTTGGTGGAAGATAAATCTGTGTATTATTAACTGTATCTCTCGTAAGAATCCACGGGTAATAAGTTGCAGTATAGTTAGAGTCAATTCCTGTGTCCTCTAAATTATCTACCGCCTCTTCAGGATAAATGAAGTCCGTATCGAAATTTCCTAAAGAAGGTGTAAACATTTGATAATCAGGTGTGGTACAGATGTAGACTGAATCCGCTCTGTCTTGTTCTACCATATCAATTGCTGACTCAACAAGGTTAGAATTATTAACATAATCAATACCTGGTGTTGTGAATACATTTATATTAACCGCTTCAGGGTTATTAAATGTATATTGACCCCATAGGTATGCGTAATAATCAGTGTTAGCCCAAGTTAATTTATCTGGACCGACAATTTGTTTAAACGCTCCCCATCCTGTTGCCGTTGGATAAGTTATGGAAGGTGCTGCACCTGCTCTAAAACCTGCCGCTCCTAATTGGTATCTGTCACCATTAGTTCTATATTCTCTATAGATATCCCACCCATCAAAACCTCCTGATGGTACTACAGTGAACTTACGTGCATTTAATCTATAATACGGGTTACTCTCGTTCTGAGGTTCTCCGTCAAAACTCGCATCACCAACTTCAAAAGCCGTTTCACCTGAAGTAACATAATTAGATGAAATTGTTATTACAGTCGCTCCTGAATCCATATGGTAACCTTTAGTTAGGTAAGACCATGGTTGAGAATCAGTTGCGGTAGCCAAATTAGTAGGGTTTTGTTTTCCTTTATATGATAAGAAATCCGCGTCGATACCAGCAGTGTTGGAAACACCTAAGTATGTTCTTCTTACTCTATCACCTGAACTTCTTGTTTCATTGTCCGTACCTGAAGCCGCACCAAATGGTGGGTTCCAAATAACTTCACCTGGTGTGTCGTATTTTGTTTTATATTCTAAAAATGGTGATTTAACTCCTGAATACTGTCTAGTTTGATATCCTCTAAACCCACAAGGTAGTGAATCCATAGGTGCGTCTTCATTCATTTCTAACATTATGAATCTTGACCTTAATTCAAATTCACCATTGGATGTACCAATTTTCTTAGCTACAAAACTATTTTGGTTGATATCCATTGTACAGTTAGTAAATTTCTCTAAAACTACAGGATTTGCATCTGTATCGAAGAAATCACGTACTACAACATCAAAAGTTCCATTATTAAATGAGATATTCATAATTGAAACTTTTACTTCTCTGTTTGCACTGTTACCATCAGATATTGTTATAACTTTAAACATATCGTAAACTTGGTTACCTCTTAGTTCAGAAACAAAATATGGTGTTTCAGGTGTTTGATATTGTTCTAAATACCAACCAATACTTGTGTTAGTCCCTAAATCTTGTCTCGCACTTGGTAAATCAGTTAGTGTACAATTCAAACCACGAACACGACCTAATCTATAACCTGTATTTAATAAGTTATAATATTCTTCTTCTACGAATAAAGGTACTTCGGATTTTGGTTTCGCAAAATTTGATTTACCGAATACTTTTGATAAGTAATTTGAATTAGATACATTAAATGATGTTTGGAAGAAGAAGTTATCTCCATCCGCAGTTGTTGCTGAAAGTCCAAATGTGGAGAAAGGGTTAGTATTAACGTCCGAGTAATTTCCCGTACAATCCATACTAACATCGGTTAATCCTGACACTTCATATACTGGACCATCATCAGTAGTGTATGTATCAATACCTCGTGAACGTAAAGTCGCCACTACAACATCATGATAATCATTATAAGGTGTACCTGTATAATTAGTTACGTAAACTTCAGCGGTTCCTTGATATTCCAAACCAACCGTATTTACTAATGTGGTTACACCAAAACCGAAACCTGTACCATTATAAACGCTATTAGATTCTGTAAATAATGCGTAATACCATGGGTCGTTTACTGAGTCAGTTAAATCCATTGATTCAAACTGTACATTTTCAACACCTAAAAC